CCCTGGTGTTGCCGAACTCGTTGGTGATTGCGCTCCACCACCAACAGGAACAGGAAGCAATGCAACTCTTGGTTGTGCTGAAGATGGTTGAATATTTGTTGCTGGTGTAGAAGATGAAATCTGAGCAGAAACTGAAGGAACCCCAGATAACAAAGATCTCACTTCTCTAAAATTTAAAAATTGAGTTTGTTCTCTATCACTAACAAAACCAATATGCAAATGTGGAACATTATTAGCTTGTCCCATTTTTCCAATATATTGTCCTTTGCTTATTTTTATGCCAGATTTTCCAAATAATGATGAATCTATTTCACTAAGATGTGTTCCGTAAATAAAATTAACTTTTTTTCCAGCATATTCAAATGGATTATCCAATCTTATTCTAAAACTATGTTGTGGTTGTATTCCTGGTTTAGTTGGATCAGAATCTTGACCTGACTGAGCAGTTCTTCCTGTAGTAGCATACTCTAAAGTTCCACTAGCAGGAGAAACAATCGGATCACCAATTTTTCCATGAATATCCAGTCCAGTATCTGCAGAATATCCACCTTTATTTGTAGAAATATTTGTTTTGGGTGTTGGATTAACTAATCCACCACCTTGCATTGTTTGAATTGCACCCAATGAACCAAACTTAGGTTTATTAGTTCCTCCACCCATTGCATTCATTGCAAGTAGATTATCTCTTCCCCAGAAGTCGGCAGCAGGATTACTGATTACAACTTCACCGGGAGATAGTGCAGTTAATTGAGTATCTTTTCCAAATCCAGATACTTTCATACCGGTTTTATTATCAACACCTCCACCACTCATCAATGAGATATCACCGATTTTAATTGTCTCTCCACCACCTTCTTGTTGCTGAACAGGAAATGTAGGTATCTGAGGAGGACCAGGAACTGTTGGTAATTGTGGAGCAACAATCGGTTTTCCACCAGGTATTAATCGTATTGCATTATTAATTTGATTAATCAGTCCCTGAATACCAGTGTTGATTCCATTAATAACAAAGTTAATTGGAGATACAACTAGATTCCATAAGAAACTAATAATACCATTCAAGAATCCAATAATCATATTTGCAAAATTCTTAAGTGGAGTAAGAATAATGCTTGGGTCTTTGATGACTGCTAGTAAAAAGTTAATAGCAGATCCCATCAAAATATTCATAAAGAAGTTTTTGATTGTATCAAAGAAATTAGTAAATGGTTTTGCTATCTTAGAAACAAGCGAACTCATTCCTTTTCCAGCATCACCTTCTAATTTTGCTTCTCTCTTTCTCTTCTTCTCTACTTCTGCATTTTTTCTATCTTGCTCTGCTTTCTTTTTATCAATCGCTCTTTGCTCTTTTAATACATCAAGAATATCTGTAACAACAGAGTTGATTGATTTTAGTGCGTCCAGTAAATCATTTTTTAGAAAATCTAAAATATCTTTTTGAACTTCTTGCTGTTCTTCTTGAGAATCTGAAATGGCAGGTGGTAATAACTTCGTTGGATCTAATTGAACAGAAGGTTTTGTTGCTTGTCCTGTTCGATTAACAACCTTTCCAATATTGACCTTCTTAGCTTTGACCTTAAACTTTCCGGTTTTTCCCTTTACTCTCTTCAGTTCATCAGTAATTAATTCAACACTTTCAGTTGGCATTCCTTGCTGCGACATTCTAGCAGCAACAGCCTTCTCTTTTAAAAGTGTTAGATATTCTTCATAGGTAAAGTCGAAAGCATCCTGCAATCCAAGAATTGCCAAAACCCTTTCATCAATTTGCTCTTCAACAAGATCAGTTCCTTTTGTGCCTACAGGAACTAATGCAGATGAAGTTGGTTTAGGTGTCGGAGATTTCTCTTGTGTTTTTTCAAATGCTTTTTCTTTTACTTTGGTATGATACGTTGCAACTAACCACCTTTGATATTCTTCTGCTTTATCTGGAGCATTAGCTTCATCAAAATTAGGAAATCCCTTTGGATCTTTTTTTATATTTTCAATTAGTTCATCTGCTTCTTTATCAGATAACTTAACATATGAAGTTTTTGGCGAACTACCAGGTTGTGTCTTGCCAGTCAACATCGTCTTAAGAGTGGCAAGAATCCCAGGCCCTACAAGATTGTGACTATACCATTTTACTATTCCTGATGGTGCTTCAACCGCCATTTTGCTGCTGCTTTAGTTTTTCATCTTCCAGATGTTGTTGTAATAGTGCAATATAGATATCCCTTTCCCAAGGAATCATATTTTCAATCTCTGTTAATGAATATTTATGGTACTGCATCAAGGCAAAATTAATCTTGAAATAGTTTTCAAGATCCATATGCACCATTCCTAACCGAAAAAACTTGAGAGACCCTCCATAACAACTGTGCTTTCAACACCAGTATTTGGATTTGTGAAAGTAATTTCGTGAGAAAGTTTAGGCATTGTTTCAAAAAACTTCTCAATCTGTTTAAATTGAACACTATTCATCTGTTCAAGGAAATCAGAAATTTCTTTCTTTGTGCAGTCAGCAGTTGTCCATACCTCTTCTTCATTAAAAATTTTATCAATACAAGTTGCAATCAATTCAAAGGATTGATCCATTCCAGATTCACCAGAGAAATCAAAATTACTCTTAATGAATTGCTCAAGTGATGGATATCTCATTTCCATCATCAAAGTATCATCAAGTTTAATTTGTTTGCTATGACCTTCTTTCTTTTGAACTTTGATATCATCAATATTAATCTTTACAGAAACAGAAGTTTCTCCGTCATCAGGAGCAATGAGATTAACCTCAATCTCTTCTCCAACTGACTTACCACGAATATTTAAAAACAAATATTCAATATCAAATGTAGGAAGATTTTCTACCTTAACACCTTTTGTTTGAATACAATTCTTTAATACTGCTTTAATTGCTGTAGATATTTCTTTTGTGCTTTCACTTTCTAATGCAAGAACTAATAGTTTTTCTTCTTTTACTAGGAAAGGTCTATACTTAATTGTTTGTCCTGACGAAGGCAACTCAAGTTCATAAGTTGGAGTCGCAATGGTTGGTAAAGGCATAATGTCCTATAGAAGTTTCAGTGTGATTATTTATTGCTTACTGCAAAGGTCCGATAAATTCTCCAGCAGATCTTATTCTGCCGCTTCTACCAGATGCATATAATTCATTCAAAGTTTGTTGAGAATTTAATGGTTCACCCAAGAATGTTTTTGCTTGTGGAGGACCTAAAAATCTACCATTAATTGCAGCCTGTTCAAGTGAGGAAGATGCGGCAATCGCTTCAGAACCAGCAATACCAGATGATGAATCTAATATTCTATTACTTCTTTTTCTAATATACCTTATATAAGAAAAGGATGCTGTGCATTTCAAAATATTACTTGCTTCATATGATATAGGTGTTGAAACAATGTTGATAGGAAATGCTTTAATGAACTGATAAGTCATACTAATACCACTAGTGTCCTTCTCAAATTTTGTTATATAAACACCATCAGATTTATAAAGATCTGGATAGTTCATTCTATAATATCTTGTTGAATCAACATATTCATCTGTTTTAAAAGTTGTTCCTTGACCAGTTACATAATTCATCCATGCATCAAGATATTCAATAACATTGTAATCTTTATCAACATAAAAAGTAAAATCTATTGTTTCATCATATATTCTTCTATATGCAAATTTTTCAGTGACTCCAGGATAATCATTAGTTACATCATGTGTGGCAAGGGAAGATCCTGGAAGGTTCGTATCACAGCAAAGAAGTTCAATTTTAGTAATATCCGAACCAATAATTCCTCTCGTCTTAAGAAAATCAGAATTATTAAGTCCTGGCGGCGGAGTTAAACTCACAACATAAACAGAAGTTTGAGCAAGATTTAAAAGGTTACTTTTAATCTTACTAATTGAAAGCGCATTTGGGGATGGTCCTGCCATTTATAAATATTTTTGCTTATATATTATGTAGTAAGGATATGGGAGAAAGTTTAAAAAGCAGATACAAACCTTCCTTTCCAAAGAAGTATAAGGGTGATCCAAATAATATAATTTGTAGAAGTAGTTGGGAAAGAAAGTTCTGTCATTGGTGCGATCTCAATGAGAATATATTGGAGTGGGGTAGTGAAGAATTTTGGATTCCATATCGCTCACCAGTTGATAATAAAGTCCATAGATATTTTCCAGATTTCATTATCAAAGTTAAAGAACAAAATGGTGAGATTAAAACTTATGTGATTGAAGTAAAACCAAAAAGACAAACGATGGAACCAAAAGTTCCAAAAAGAAAAACAAAGTCATGGTTATATGAAATGAAAACCTATGCAGTGAATCAAGCAAAATGGAAAGCAGCACAAGAATTTTGTGCTGATAGATTGATTGAATTTAAGGTTATCACAGAAGATCACTTAGGTATCAAGTAATGGCAGAAGGTTTCGGTAAGGATGTTAAATCTTCATCACCAAGAGTAACACAACTCAAAAGGAGGATTTCTGGTCTTACCGATTCTGAATCCATTATGATGGAGATTATGGATGTATTTCGTGAATCTGTTTTTATACCTGATGTCGGAAGTTATTATACATTTGTCTATATACCAAAAACTCAAGAAATAGAATTTGATCAGTTTCCTTTGATAGCGTGTCTAGAAATTCAAAGATGGGGATTCAAAGGTTTAAACTTTCATTGGGGTAGTGTAAGAAACTACACTTGGTTAGAAGTTGCAGGAAAACTTCATACCATTAAAAATAATGAGATTGAATATCTTCGTTCTGTTCCTTATGCAAGGTTTATGAAATCATAACTAAATAACTAAAAAAGTATAAATGTCTCATACTCTACAAAAAATTGAGATACTTGGTCCCTTTTTAACTCAGGGGGATTTCTGATGTCTGTTGTTTTGCGTTCAGGTTGGGAATTAGATAATCCAAATAACAGTAGTGTTATTTTTAAAGCTAGAATCCCACAAACATTGTTTGGAGTTCCAGGTGGTGGAACAAAACAAGTAGAAATTGTTAATAATATTTCAACAGGAAACTTTGATTATTATAGATTAAATCTTTTAGGTCAAAGAGAATCGCAACCATTTCTTTCATATAATGCATCTAATGATATACCAACAATAAAAAATTTGTCCGTTTATGAGGAATTTTATGATACACAAAACGGACAAAAACAATTTTCCACTGCTATTAAATCATCTAAAGAAGCAACTTTAGATTTAGCACAACTAAACGCTGGAGTTGATCCTGTCAGCGTCAGAAATTATAACTCCATAAAAGCAAAACCTGGATACGCCTCTCTCGGAAACGCTGCTGCAGCACCAGCACCTCCAAAAAAAGACCCACTACTTGACCCAGGTCCTGGAGCAGATCCAAGTAGTGGTGGAGGTGCTGATCCACTTTCTGGAGCAGAAGTTACTGCATATGAAAATAGTCAAAGATTATTTGCAAAGAATAAAGCACTTTTAAAATATCCATTAAATCAATCATCAGAAGTATATGATTACATAAGAATTCAACCAGTAGATTATGTTGCAGGATTAAACGATATAAACACCCCACAAGCTGCTTTAGAATCGGTCAGAACTAGAATAAAGAACACAGGAATATATCCAACAATATTTCTACCAATGACTCCTAGCATATCAGAAACCAATTCTGTTGGGTGGGGAGCAGATGAATTAAATCCTGTCCAGGCTGCTTTTGGTCAAGCGGCAATGAATTCAGTTGCATCCGCTGGGACTGGTGACCTGAAGACATTTGCAACTACAACTGTTGAAGGAATAAGAGACGCTGTTAATGCAGTAACAACTGATACAAAATTATCAAAGTTTATATCAGCATACTTTGCAGGACAAGCAGTTCAAGCAAATCTTCTTGGTAGAGCAGGAATTGTCATCAATCCAAATTTAGAACTTCTTTTCCAAGGACCAAAACTTAGAAGTTTCAGATACAACTTTAGATTTACACCAAGAGATGATAAAGAAGCAAAAGAAATAAGAAGAATTATAAGAGTATTTAAAAAATCAATGGCGGTAAGAAGAACTGAAGGATCGTTATTCCTTGCACCTCCTGCAGTTTATGAAATCAAATATATTTTTAAAGGTGGTGGAGATCATCCATTCTTAAATAAAATTAAACCGTGTGCATTAACTGGATTTAATGTTAATTATGCACCCGATGGAAGTTATATGACATATCAAGATGGTTCAATGACATCATATACAGTTGATATGCAATTTGATGAATTAGAACCAATATACAATGAAGATATTTCTCAAGATCTTGAGTCAGAAACAATGGATTTCTAAAAATGACAAAACCTTATTTCAGACAAGTTCCTAACTTCCAATATGTTGATAGATCTCCAGGAGATCAAA